GAACTTGCCGAAGAAATGATTCAAATAGAAAGACGACAAGAGGTTCTTGTTGGAATTCTTAGAGAAATTGCTTCTGAGCATCCAGAGGTTCGTGACATTATTATGCAAAGACTATCTGCTATTGCTAGAGAAGGAGAGGTAATTACAGTTGTCCACGACGTTCAATGATTTTCTTGAAGTATTAAAAGAGAATCACTTTGTTGAAACTCCAGTTGACGTAAAGACATTTGTACAGTCACCAGACTACCTTGGTCAACCACTTTTGTCAGATATCCAGTATGAGATAGTAGAGGCTATGAGTCAGATCTATCGTAAGGAAGATTTGATAGACATCATGGGAGATATTGAAGGAACTAAACACTTTAATAAATATACTAAGAATGAATTAATTCTTCAACTTGGCAAGGGTAGCGGAAAAGACTTTATCTCAACAGTAGCCTGTGCATATGTAGTATATAAACTGTTATGCCTTAAAGATCCTGCAATTTATTACGGCAAGCCTGCAGGAGATGCTATTGATATTATCAACGTTGCCGTTAACGCACAACAGGCAAAGAACGTTTTCTTTAAAGGTTTTAAAACAAAGATTGAAAAATCGCCATGGTTTGCTGGAAAGTATAATGCTAAGGCTGACTCAATTGAATTTGACAAAGCAATTACTGTTTATTCTGGCCACTCAGAAAGAGAATCACACGAGGGTTTGAACTTGCTTATGGCAGTGCTTGATGAGATTTCTGGTTTTGCAAGTGAAGTTGTTTCTGGAAATGAACAAGGAAAGACTGCTGATAACATATACAAAGCATTTCGTGGAACAGTAGATTCTCGTTTTCCAGATTTAGGAAAAGTTGTTTTGCTTTCTTTTCCACGATATCAGGGAGACTTTATTTCTCAAAGATACGAATCTGTTATTGCTGATAAAGAAACTGTTGAGCGTAGACATACATTTATAATGAATGAAGATCTTCCACATGAAGATCCTGGAAATCAATTTGAAATTTCATGGGATGAAGATAACATTCTTCAATATAAAATTCCAAGGGTATATGCATTTAAAAGACCTACATGGGAAGTAAACCCAACTCGTAAGATAGAAGACTTTAAGTTAGCATTTTATACTGATCTTGGTGATGCCATGATGCGCTTTGCTTGTATGCCAACATATTCATCTGATGCCTTCTTTAAGCAGATTGAAAAAGTTGAAAAATGTATGAACAGTAGAAATCCGCTAGATTCATTTAGAAGGTTTGATGAAACATTTGAACCAGATCCAGATAAAACATATTATATTCATGCTGACCTTGCACAAAAACACGATAAGTGTGCTGTAGCAATTGCCCATGTTGATAAGTGGGTTAATATTCAGGTAATTAAAGACTATGAACAAGTAGCACCAATAGTTGTTGTAGATGCAGTAGCCTGGTGGGAGCCAAGGGCAGAAGGTCCAGTAAATTTATCTGAAGTCAAACAGTGGATTATGAATTTACGTAGACAAGGTTTTAATATTGGGATGGTTTCTTTTGACCGATGGCAATCATTTGATATTCAAAATGAACTACAGGCTGTGGGCATTAGAACTGAGACAGTTTCTGTTGCTAAAAAACATTATGAAGACCTTGCAATGATGATATACGAAGAGCGTGTATCTATTCCAATGATTCCAATATTGCTAGAAGAAATGTCAGAATTAAAAATAATGAAGGGTAATCGTGTTGACCACCCACGTAAAAAATCTAAAGACTTAGCAGATGCTGTGACTGGAGCGGTATTTGGAGCAATATCACATACACCAAAGAGTAATAATATAGAGATAGATGTCCATACTTGGTCTTCTTCAAGTGCTAAACTTGCAAGAGAAGAGAGAGATATGGTAGAATTAGATTCAAGGCAAATGCCTGAAGATGTCAAGGATTTTCTTGACGGTTTTAATTTAATATAACAAGGAGAAAGATGAATTCATTTAAGAAAATTGCCCTAGGTCTTGCTGCAGCGATGACCTTTGGCGTTATGTCAGCACTTCCGACAAGTGCTGCTGTAATCGCACCAACGCTAACGATTGACTCTGCTACAGATGCAATCACCGCTGGTGAGACTGCTACAGCAGTAGTTACATTGTCATTTATTTCGGAAACAACAGCAGACACAGCAACTTTGCTATCTGCTATTTTTACACAGCCATCAGGCTCATCAAAGAGTGCGACACTATCAGTGCTTGAAACAACAACTTCTACAGTTGCAATCGCAGCAGGTGGAGTTTCAGCAGATATTAATTCAACAGTTGGCACACCAGGATATGTAACTGCAAAGTTTACAGTTTCATTGGTTGCTCCATCAGTTGCTGGTAGATATGAGGCACGAATTATTACAACTCGTCCATCAACAGGTCCATCAGTTGCATGGACAGTTACAGTTAAGGCAGCAGATATCACACCTTCTGCAGTAACAACAACCTCTATCCTTAATGCTGGAGAAGTTACAAATTCAACAGCAGATGCTTCAGTTTATGCACCAAAGGCTACTTCTACAGATGCAGCAGCAGTAATTGTTGTTACGCCTAAGAATGCAGCAGGCGGATCAGCAACCGAATCAATTCTTGCAACAGTATCTGGAGCAGGTCTTATTGGTATCGGTTCAAATGCAACTACCATTTCAGCAGCAGGTCGTGCCCTAGTTGTTCCTAATGGAAATCACATTGGTGTATTTTCTGATGGAACAGCAGGAGTTGGAACAATTACTCTTACAACTCTTACAGGTACAGTTATTGCAACAGAGCAAGTAACATTCTATGGAGATATTGCATCAATCGTTGCAACCCCAGTTAAGTTTGTTATTGCAGTTGGTGCAAATGCAACTACTGTAAAAGCAGTTGCTAAAGATGCTTCTGGCGTAACAGTAGGAGCAGGAACACTTTATGCTAACTCATCTGATGTAACAACAGTATCTGATTCAGGCACAGCAGCAACAATTGTAAATGGTGAAGCAGTATTCACACTTACAGGAGTTAAGACTGGTGGCGTTGCAGTTACAGTTAGAAATGCAACAGGTACAATTGTATCTGTTCCAGTATCTACTCGTGTAGAAGCAACAGCAGCATCAGTTAAGTTGTCATTTGATAAGGCTGAGTATCTTCCAGGAGAAGCAGCAATTATTAAGGTTCAAGTTCTTGATGCAGCAGGTCTTCCAGTATCTGGAAAGACACACGCTAACTTATTTGCTACAGGTGGGATTACCTCAAACTATGCATTTGGTTCAACATCAGATGCATTGACTGGAGTATCTGTAACAACTGATACAGAAACTGTAAAGTCATACAAGGTATTTATGCCATTAACAGAAAACACAATTACAATCTCAGCAACTGGCGGATCATCTCTTCCAGCAGTAGGTCAGGTTGTAGTAACAGCATCAGCAGTTGTTTCAAACACTGCTGCTAAGGCTGCTACAAAAGCATCAGAAGATGCTGCTAAGGCTGCTAACGCAGCAACAGATGCAGCACTTGCAGCAGCAAAGGCAGCAGATCTTGCTACACTAGCAGCACAGGATGCATCAACAGCAGTTGCAACACTTGCTAAGTCTGTTAACACAGCACTAGGCAACCTCAAGAAGCAGATCACAGCGTTGACTGCTCTTGTAAATAAACTTCTTAAGAAGTAATGTAGTTGGGCAGGGAGGCTAATAATCTCCCTGCCTCTACATAATTGGGGGTAAGATGAAAAATAATAAAGATTTAATAAATATATATTGGGCACCAATTTCAACTTCAGATTCTGATTTTCCACCAAATAAAAATTTACTTTATCAAGATCCAATAACATTGCTAAAGCATTGGTCAGAACTTTCAATTAATGATAAAAACTTATCACCATCTTTTGTAAAGTGTCCAGCATTTCAAAATATTTCAAAAAATACATATGTTTTTAATTGTCCAATAGACTCAAGTTATTCATATATGGCTCATTCTAATAAAAAAGAAGATGTTAGCCTTATTCCAATTAACTTAAATGCTCTTGATGCAGAAGTTTTAAGAGATAAAATATTTAATATTGGACCTTCAATAAATTTAAATTTTAGAATAGTTATGTTTTCTGAAGAACCAGTTGAGATAATGTTAACTGGACCGTATTTGCATAATGTAGAATATACAAAAAATGGATCTATAGCAAGTGGACAATTTGATATAGGTCAATGGTTTAGACCAATAGAAACAGAAATACAATTATACTCTAATAGTGGAGAAATTCATTTTAAAAAAGATGAGCCATTGTTTTATGTTAAAATTTTAACTGACAAAAAAATAAATTTGGCTAGGTTTGAATTAACAAAAGAACTTGATAGTTATGTAAAGTCGTGTGTCAGCGCAAATACAGTCTTTGGTTTTGGGCTTAAATTAAACAATTTTTATCAAATTTTTAATAAAAGCAGAACCAGAGATATAGTTTTAAAGAAAATTAAAGCAAATTTAATTTAGTATAAAATGATATAATAGGGTTATCAAACATCTTGGAAAGGGTGTGACCCAACATTAAATCTTTCCTACTAAAGACTAGTTTGGTGGGACTATTAGTGGTTTTGTGGCTTATCTTAGCGCCCTTAAAATACGCCCACGCAGAAGAAGAAATAACATCACAAGTTTCAACATCAGATACCGCAACAACAACAATTTTTGCAGGATCAACAGTAACAATTGAAAGCGCAACAGCCACAATAGAGGTAGCACAGGCTACAATAACTCAGGCTGAAACTGCAACGGCATTGATACAAACACAAGCAACAGCCATTACAAGCCCTACAGAGACCATTACAGCCACTATCACACAGGCTGGTACCTTAATTGCTCAGGCTCAAACAGTAGTAGATAGTGCTACTGTGGCTATCAATAATGTTATATCTACTCAAAATTCATTAACCCAAGTGGTAGAAACACAAACGGCTAGAGCACAAACAGTTTTATCAGAATCAACAACAGCATTATCATTGATTAATAGCATGACAGTCCTTAATAGCCAAATAGATAGCCAGACAGCAACAGTGCAGGTGGACTCAGCAACAGTAACCTCAGCCTTAAATACATTAAATACAATTCAACAGGACATAAACCTTGCTAATGGTGGAACTCCAACTACAACTTATATTCAAAAAGATGACGATGGATCATTTCGGATGACATTACCTTATGCACTTAAACTTGGTGATCAAATGTATACAAATGTTTATGTTGCTACAAATGGTTTAATATCTTTTGGAACTGCTCAGGGTTGGGGAGGAAATGCTCCTGCAGTTTATGTTAACTTCCGTGACTGGTGGAATGTAGATCAAAATACATATCTTAGATATACGACTACTATTAATTCTTTGCTTATTGAATGGCTTGTAACTCCCTTTGCAACACATACTCCAGGAACTCCAACTACAAATATTATTTTTGATGCTGATGTTAATCCAGTAACTGGCACATGGCAAGCAGATATTTCTTCTGTTGGACTTCCAGGAGATAATACAAATAATCCAGTTCAAGTTGCACAACGGGTTAACAATACAACACAATATTCCACTATCCCAATTATAAAATCTAGTTCATCTAATTTTACAGCACATGTTGATGTAACTGGTTATACTCCTTATACTCCAGCACTAGCAAATACTAATCTTGCAGAGGCTCTTACAACAGCACAGGCAAACTTGTCTACTGCACAACTAGCGTTAACAGCAGCACAAACAATTTTATCTAATTTGCAATCAAATAAAAATGCATTGCAATCAGAAATTAATGCAGCACAACAGGCATTGCAGACTGCTCAGGCTAATTTAAATACAGCCAACCAGCAAGTAGTTTACTGGCAAGGCCAAGTTCAAACTGCTAAATCACAATTAGATTCAGCAATTATGCTTGTAACACAATCTGTTAGTGCAATGAATTCATCTGTTTCCGCAGCAGACTCTTTAGTAGATGCAACCCTTGCTGCAGAAGAATCAGTTAGACAGGCTGCAATTAGAGCAGAAGCCGAAAGACAAGCAGCAATAGCAGAAGAAAATGCTAGAGCAGCAGAGGCTGCAGCAGCCCAAGCAGCAGCCCAAGCAGCAGCAGCAGAAGAAGCAGCAGCCCAGGCTGAAGCAGATAGAATTGCTGCAGAGGAAGCAGAAGCATTAGCACAAGCAGAGGCTGATAAAGCAGAGGCTGATCGCATAGCAGCGGAAGAGGCAGCAGCCCAAGCGGAGGCAGAGGCAGAAAAAGCAGAGGCTGAAAGATTAGAGGCAGAGGCAGAGGCAGCAAGACAGGCTGAACTAGACGCTATTGCAGAAGCAGAGGCTAAAGAAGCAGAGGCTGAGGCTGCTAGACAAGCAGAAGAAGATGCTAAGGCAGAGGCTGAAGCAAAAGAAAAAGAATTAGAAAAAGCAAAGGCTAAAGAAGAAAAGGCTCAAGAAAAAGAAAAAGAATTAAAAGAAATATTTAAAGATGCTAAAGATGGTAAAGAATTAACTGAAAAACAAAAAGAGGTTCTTGTTGAAGCGCTACTTGAAAATCTTAAACCAGGTGAATCAATTTCTGCAGCAGAGGTAAAGTCATCTGGAGTTTTATATGCAGACCTTCCACCATCAACACCAGTAGAACTTAGAACTTCTGAATCTGGAGAGGTGCTTATTATTACCGCAGAAGTAGCAGCAAATGTAGAATTAGTTCAAGATCCAGGAGCATTGTTGCAAGCAGCATTTACTGATCCAGGAGCAGCCCTTGCAGCGCTTGGAAGTATTGGAGCAGACATGACTGCAGGAGAAAGAGAAGAAGCAACCAATATGGTTGTAGCAACAGTTATTGCTGGAGGTGCTGCAATTAACGCAGCAGCCGTTGCAGCAGGGGGAGCAGCA